CGTTCAGTTCGTCGCCATAGGTGTCAAAGACCCAGCGGGTCAGGTCTGTGACCGATTGGGCCTGTTCGGTGATCTCGTGGGGATATTCAATCAGGAGAGCGTCGGGATCGGCGAATTGTTCTAAAAGGTCGTCCCAAACGTCTTGGGTGCAGTTCGCGCCATACAAATAAATGTTTTTCATTGGGGGTGTCTTTCTGGTGGTGAAAGTGCCTAAGCCTATCAACTATATCACGAGCTTGCGTTTGGTGTGCCGCTTTGCTCCAGGAGCTACTTCGCTATGGGCGGATTAAGCTAAAAAGCGCTTGTATGAATGCTGAATTAAGTCAAAGAAAATTGTGTTTAAACTCTAGTTACTAATTTGACCCCTTTCTCGTTCACCTGCACCCTTTGGGTGTTCCCACTCACCTCTCCGCTGACGCTTCTGGTGTTCCGCTTCGCTCCAAGAGCTACTGCGCTATGGGCGGATTAAACTAAAAAGCGCCCTGTCGGACGCTTTTGATAGTGGACCCAGAGAGACCTGCGGACTCCCGACCTCCTCAACGCCATTGAGTGTGCTCCTGAACGACCGCAGGGAGCGAACCCCATTTTGGGGCTACTGCGCTATGGGCAGATTAAGCTAAAAAGCGCCCTGTCGGACGCTTTTGATAGTGGACCCAGAGAGATTCGAACTCTCGACCCTGCCCACAGGGTTATTTTAATCTTCCGAAATCCCATAGATTAATCTTTCACCTTTAACCGATCATCCAGTTTACGACTGGGCTTGCTTTGGCGTGCGCTGTAATCACATCGGCTCTGACGATGTCAAGATAATTTTGAACCATTGTCAAAGTTGAGTGCCCCAAGATCCGTTTCAATGTGTAAATATCACCGCCATTCCGAAGGAAGGTTATGGCGAAGGTGTGGCGGAACCGATGGGCGAAGACGTTCGGTACTGATGAGTTTTCCTCAATTCGGTCCATGAGGGACCGCAGTGAGTAGTAGTTCATTCGCTTCCCGCCGATCACATTGGCAAACAGTGCGTCGCCTCCATCAATTCCGTCTGGCCGAATTTTCCGTTTGCAGAGATAACGAAACAGAATGTCCTCTGTAGGTTTCGAGAGAGGCACTTCCCGACTTTTATTGCCCTTCCCCTTCTGAATTCTAAGAATTCCGTCAACCCAGTCCTCAATGTTCAGGTTGATTAGCTCTGTAGCTCTCATGCCGGTATCCAGAAGCACCATTACAACAGCTTTGTCCCTGCGATAGCGGCAGGTTCGGAAAATTCGCTGAACCTCCTCCTCGGTATAAGGCTCGATCCGTTTCTTGAGATATTTAGGCTTTTTAACCTTATGAAGAATGTGTTCGTCAGCATGGCCATTGTCAACCGCCCAGGTCCAGAGCGACGAGAGAACAATATGGATATTCACGATGGACTTGTCTGAAAGATGGGGCATACCGCCCAGGTACTGCCTAACCATGTCAGCGTCTATCGAATCGAATCGCTGATCCCCGCCAATTGAGGACGAGAACCTGTGCAGAACGGCATCATAAGTATGGATTGTAGCTGGGGAATATCTCTCTGCTTTACGGGCAAATAAAAAAGAATCAATGACTTCGTCAAGAGTTTTGGCTTTTTTGAACAGCAAGGCTTCCATGCTCCCAGAGTACAGCACTTATTAATTCTTGTCATAAATTTTCCACTCCAATTTTCAATTGTTTCAACCCCCGTTGCCATTCAATTCATACCTTTGCCTTTGCGCTCAGGGATTCTACCACAATATAGAAAGGATGTTCTAATTATGAAGAAAAATCGCATCGACCTTTTTGTGATCGCATACGGCCTCCTGCTGATCCTTTTTGCAGTTGGCCTCTATTTGGTTTTAACTGGAGGCATTCAATGATTGATCTGAACATAGGCGTTCTGATCATGGTCGTAACCGTTTTATTAGGGCTGGTTATTTTCCTGATCTACCAACTCCTGAAATCCAAAGACCAGCAAATCGCTGATCTGCTGAATACCCGAGAGAGGCTTCAGAAAGCATTGGAAGAGATTGAAGCTGTCAAAACCCGAGCAAGGCAGACCGGGGCGACAATGGCTGCTGCCGAGGACGCGATGGCGGCAATTGCCAATGTGATCGTCAATCGGGATATTGAGCAGGTCCGGCTGAATGCCGCCTTGAATTACCTTCAGGCATTGCGTAAAGGCCCTTTCGCCTATAACCCTGAGACGGAATCGGGGACTCGGGAGGCTTATCAATGATCGTAACCAATCCCAGCTTGAACGAAACCGATATTGAAGTATTCAATTTCATTGTTCGGTTCAAACAAGCTCATAACGGGAATTCGCCCTCGATGTATGAAATTGAGAAGGGAACATGCGCTTCTTCCAGGAGCCATGTTCACTACGTCCTGCGGAAACTGGAAGATGCTGGTTTTCTAAAGATGGGTGAAAACCAACTGAGCCGGGGTATTCAGATCCCCGGCACCGAGTGGGTGGTCACAGAGAAGTATCGGGAACCGGTTCTTGAGTAAGTGAGGAATTGATTGGAGGATATGTAATGAGTATTCGCACTATGGACCGTGTTTGGCGGAACAGCCGGCAGGCAGGCGGAAAGCTACTGCTGCTCTTGGCGATCGCCGACTTTTCCAACGACAACGGCATGGCCTACCCAGGCATAGACACACTCGCCGAAAAGACCCGGCAATCCCGAAGGACAATCCAGCGTCAGCTCACGGAACTTGAAGATGATCGGGAATTGGCGATTGAACCGGGAACAGGACGGTCCAATACCAACACCTATTGGGTGTTAACCGGGTTGGATGAGAACGTAAAGCAGAAACTGATTGATGGGGCAAAGAAAATAAAGAGTGACAATATGACACCCTTTAGCCAGAAAAAGGGTGACAAAATGACGCCTTTTAATTCCGGAAAGGGTGACATTTCAGGTAAAAAGGGCGACATTGACGACACCAAAAGGGTGACATCTGAGGCAGAAAGGGTGACATCCACGACCAAAAAGGGTGACACAGCTATGTCACCCGAACCGTTATTAACCGTTTTTAACCATCAAAAAAAGAACCGTTATGAACCGGATTTGGATTCAAAAGAAAAAAGAGCCCTGGATAGGTTAACCCAGCTTTGGCAGATTGAGGGCCTTCGTGGCCAGAAGGTTTACGACCGGTTGATTCGCTGCAGATCGGCGGACGGCGGAGACGGAGTATTGGTAATCATCCCGGCAAGTGTTGATGATGCAGAGTGGCTCCAAGCGCGGGCACTTGAATATCTTAAGCGCCAGATTGTGGGAAATTCAATTTTTCAGGATATACGCATCGCTGATTTGGCCTTGGAAAGTGAGGGCGACCTTGTCCGAGCATGATGAGCAGGTGGCCCTATTCAACCTTCTTGGCCTCTACGAGCGAAAATACCCGGTCCTGCAGTGGATCTTCGCCATCCCCAATGGCGGGGCAAGGCACCCGGCGGTCGCCAGGAAAATGTCAGCCGAAGGTGTGAAGGCTGGTGTGTGGGATATTTTCGTTCCGGTGCCGGTGGATGAGAAATGCGGGCTTTGGATCGAAATGAAGTTCGGCGAGGGCCGGCTGCGGGAGAGCCAGAGGCAATTCCGGGAGGATGTTGGCGAGGTTTTCGAGTGGGCGGTGTGCTATTCCTCGATCGAAGCCGCGCATGTTATCGGTGATTATCTGGGCATTGAAGAATTGAGTAAGGTGCAATGACGAATAACAGGATCGTAAATTTGACTGGTCACGATATAACGATTTTCAACGGACGCGGGAATAAAGTGGTCGTTCCAGCAGATCAACCAAAATTGGTGGTTGATTCCCGGCGGAAGCGGGTGGGCTATGTTTCTCAGAAGGCGATCAAAACGCCAATTATCGCTTTGAACCGAAAAATCAATAAAGATAAGCTGCCCCCAATTTTTCCGGGAACTTTTTATATCGTGAGCATTGTGACGGCGATGGCCTACCCGGAGCGGAAAGATTTTCTTGTCCCTGGCCGGAAGGTCCGGGATGGGACCGGTAAGGTGATCGGGTGCCTGGATTTGAGGCTAATTATCTAATCAACTTATTTGTGAAAGAGAGTGATGATGAAAACCAATGATGAATTAATGATTTTGAGGATCGCCTGGAAGGTACCCGAATATTTATTCACACGCCCTCCCTGGTGACCGCCAGTCGAAAGCGATATGGATGATCCATGTAATAGTTGAGATTGAAGAGAGTATTCCGAATTCCGGTCGAGTGAGCGTTGAAGCCTTTTTCAAAGGTGACTCGACATCCACCCAGGTTGAAACGTCCGTTGCCAAGTACTTCATGGATGGCAACACGGATCTGGTTAAGCTGTTCGGGATACTCTCAAAAGAAAATGATGCTTTGATTGTAGAACGACTCAGCGTTGGCGGGGAATCAATGGTGGATGAAGAGAGTGCCCAGACGGATTAACACAGGAGATACGCTTTGACCCTACTAACATCCTATTCAGCCCGTCCCGATGGTAAGATGACGATTTACGATGTGATCAAGCAGATGCCGACATCTGAACTTCAACGGATTGAGGATGCAATCAACAACCTCACGGATAACGATGGATACGGTGAGGTTTGTATTGTGGTGGTTAGGGGCAAGGTGACGGGGTGGAAGTTGATTGAGAGTAGGAGGCTATAAGTGGAAAGCGGGCTGGTGGTCAGAGAGGTTGAAGGGAGCTGTGTACGATGTAGTAAAGAGTTCAATTACAGTCTGAATTTGCGGCTGCTGGAACGACTGATTTGTATTATGAAATATAATAAGGAGGGTACCATCCTTATTTTTTCACGGCATGAGGGAAAATTATGAAATTTCTCAGGTATTGGTGGGATACTTTTAAGAAGGGATATCAAGGTTTAGCAATCAAAATAGGGGTAGAAGGAATCTTATTTGGGATCGCGGTCACTTTTATCATCACTTTATATTTAGGTAATAGTATTCTAGAAAATGTAGTTCTGACACTAGTAATTTCATTATTACTCTTCGTTGTAGCAGGTTTTCTTTATTCTATTTTTTTCCAATCGTTCGAAGAAAATAGCTCACTAAAATTTCGCATCGAACAAATTAAGAGCGGGATTTTACACTTATCTGTAATCCCAGCATTTCCAAAGAGAATAAAGAAGAACGATAAAAATAAACGATATGCCAGTTTAGTTATTATTAGCCATGAAAAACAAAAAATCGTAGATTTTAGGGCAGAAATTACTACTCTCCTGCAGCGGGATTCAAACACTCCTGATGATTCTAGAGGCAATTCAGTTGGATCAGAAATATTTAACTTCAACATTACTTGGGAAGATGAAAAAAGAATTACGGAGATCTATCCTGGTGCACAAAAGGAAGTGAGTATAGCCTGGATTCCAAATCGAGACGATAAATTAATTATCGTCGGAGATCATTTTATCAATTTACCGAACAAGGAAACTGCTTCTATTATTGAAATAGAAATACAATTTATTGGTAGGTTAGAAGGGGACTTTGATTATTCATCTTATGATTTTCGTGGCGAATTATTACTTATTCCTGATGACACGTATCCAATTTTGGAATTTATTGAAAACCGCGAATTTGTACCAAGTGAATTGCAGAAAAAGGTTTACCTATTGCCTAAAGTTGAATAAGAATAAACGGGAAGGAAATAAATTAAATCAATTTGTAGTGGTTTCGATGTCTCCTGAGATCCTCCTCTGACAACTCTACGGCGTAAAGCAGCTCTTTTTGCGTAAGGGGAAGCCCGACATCCTTTCTGCTGTATTCAGGTAAGTTGGTAAAGAATTCCCGTAGTTCAATTACAGTAAATCGAGAAAATTGCTGATGGGTTTGCTCCAGTAAACGGATGTTGCTGATTGAGATCTTTGAGGCGCTGGGGTCCTCGCAAAGGTGAATTTCAGTTTCGCTTTTCTGGTAGAAGTATCTGGGCCATTGGGACGACATGAGACCTGTTTTGATAAATTGGATCCCTTCATCCACCTGAACTAAAGAAATGCCGTTTTCCGTTGTCACCATATCGGCGAGGAATTAGGGAGAGTCTGTTTTTTTGAAGACCTGGCGATCAAGAAAATACATCATCCGGCTGAGGTAGAAAGTGCTGATCGTGCCGCCAGCGTTTTTGGCGAAGAGACCAGCGGCTTGGATGGCAGTGAGATCTTGGTATTTGTTGTACATTGAGCCTCCATATATTTCCCCCATTATAGAATATTAGTGCGATTTTTGTTTGGACCAATCTTGTTCTGTTAAATCACCTTGCACCATAATTCGATCTTCCCCGTTATCGCAAACTCTAAAATCCGATAATTTTAAGTTTAATACATAATCAGTACAAATTTCTCGTTCAAAATCTGGATTATTTTGGAATAATTCCCAATGACACTTTCCGCCATTTTTTTTCATATCAAATTTGGATATGAAACCATCATCTAAAAAGTGATACTTTTTCTTGGATTTGGTACCAACAAAAGAATAATATTGTTTCATGAACCCACAGGGTTCATAACCCTCAGATTTGATACAATCGGATTCAAGTATTGAAATCCCTCCGGACTTGCGTCCGAAGAAGGCAGTCGCATTGGGTCGTTTCTTTCTAAAGTCGAAACACTCTCTTGGTATAATCCGGATAAATCCCATATTCTTCCCCAAAAACCCAGTTTAGTTTGAATATAATATTCTGACTGATGTTGTTTATAAAATAATTTTGTTCTATCACTTTCAATAAATATATCAAAAGTGCCGTCATCTAAAATGGTGATTTCTATGCTATTTTCATCTTTGTATGCAACCAATACAAAAATTCCACCCTCTGACATAAATACGTCAGTATCCATGAAGTGGCTATTTATTGCCCATTTATTTACCTCTGCTGCTTTATCCGCCGCATGAGTTATGATAGCATCCCTGATGTTATATTCATCAATAGCGATCTGTTTTAAGTAGTTTATTTTGTCAATTGTCTTGTTCATGTTTTTGTTGTACTTTTTTAACTAGTTCATCCATCTCTTGGAGTGTAGGTATAATATATTCAGAATCTTCCTCAAAGGTTGATATTACGTTGCCAAGTTTTTCAACCAGGGTTTTAGCAACAGGGAAAGGCGCATGAAGCATAGCAATGGGTTCACCAGTCCTTTCAAGTGAAATCATAATATCAACATTCGATATGGTGACTGTAAAACCTGTAAAATATATCTTATTTTCGTCGGGTAAATTGATGGCCTTCTGAAATCTCTGCTGAATTTGAGATTGGTCTGTCATTAGTATCCTCTAATTCTCCCAAGAATCAATCTACATGAATAATAATACAAAAGTAAACATAATTCAATTATTGAAAATTTATTTGCTTAATCTATCCTCTACAAAAAACATTAAATCGCCATTCATGGAAAATTGGCGAACTTGCGTTTACGAATCCATCATGGTTTTAGGATAAATTAGATGGCTAACTAACTAGACCATCTGTGCTATAATGAATCAAGACAACTTCCTCTAAAACTCTGAGGACCGGTCAACCGGCCCGGAGTGTATCTCAATTATGAGATGCGCTCCGGGCTTTTTGTTTTAATCCACTACCCAAACCTGCGCCGCCCAGCGCAGGCATAAGGCTGATGCGGGCTGACCCCGCTCAGCAAAGGAGGTGATCCGTGAAAGTCCGTACTCAACGGATGTTCAGGAAGGTTCTGCTCGTCATTTCGCTGGTGCTGCTGGTCGGTTTGCTAACGGCCTGCACTTCGGAGGGGAAGCTTCTGCCTGAGCTCCAGGAACCGGTCAGCTTTCTCATCCAGAAGCTGATCGAATACCTGCTTATCCCCCTGCTTTTGATGCTGATTGCCTGGCTTTACGCTCTGGCCCGAACCCAGTGGCAGAAGTTCCGACTGAAGAACCCAGATGAAGCCTATTGGATCTCATATGTCATTTCTACCGTTGTGATGGCGGCTGAGCAGATGGCCGACGCCTATCCGGATGCATTTGAGAGTAAGAAAGTCTGGGCGATCGGCAAGGCTGAAGAGTGGTTCGCCAAGCTGGGAATCACGCTCGATGGGGATCAGATCTCGGACCTGATCGAAGCGGAGGTGAATGCGCTCTTCAATGCTTCAAATGCCAGTGGCGGTCTGGACCGGGGCTAATCCCAACCACAAAGGTACTCATTTGGGGGAGGTCAGATTAAGGAGATCGACCTCCCCCTCTTCGCATCGGATAGGGATGATCTTATGACCCCAGAACAAATGGAATTATTGAAGATTATTTTTAGCAGTATCAGCGGCGGTCTGATGGTGAAGATTATTGATTGGCTGGCCAACCGGGGGAAGAACAAGGCCGATGAGATCAAGACGCTGCAGGAGTTCTGGCATACGGAATTTGAGCGGCTGGAAGGCGAGGTCAAGGACCTGCGGGCGGAACTTGAAGGAAAGGAACTGGACATCGAAGCCATCACCACCAAGTACCGGGAGCTTCAAGTTGATTATCGCAACGTCCAGACCCTGCTCAAACAACGGGACGAACGGATCAGCGAGCAGGATGAAAAGATCAAAAGCCAGGACAGCACTATTGAGAGACTATCCAATCGCATCAAGGAGCTTGAGAACCTGATGCGAGAATCCGGAATTGATCCCGACAAAGCAAAAGGAGACTGAACATGGACGCAGTAGCACAGAAAATTCTTGAGATCATTCAAAGTTCCCACCTGGCAACGGGTGCGGATTTTTCGGTTTACAACCAGTCGGTCGATTTTGACACCGCAGAGTTCGCCGGTGCCCTTGAGGTGATGGACTTCGCCATGCTCCGGGGGTCCTCCGGGCGGGCGGACGGGACCGTCTATATTGACCCGAAGCTCGATGCCTTTTATGCGGAACTTGAAGAACATCCCATGATTGTCCGGGATGTATACCACTACCTTTCCAGTGCCTCCAAATGGACCAAGCAGTATGACACCTTCCTGAAAGCGATGGATGGGAAGGATTTCGATATCCTCACGCTGGACGGCGAACGGATTTACAACGTCAAGAGCGAGCAGTTTTCCGGTTATGCCTATTATTTCCTGAAACAACTGCAACTGGACTTCCCCACCAAGCGGGTGAAGTTCTATTCCAACCGCTATGACTACATGGGTTGGTTTCAGGGTCCTTACAATTTTGATGAAATCGACTACCAGCACGCCCAATACCCCTGGGCTCGTTGGGATAATGTGAACGCCTATTATCTCCAACAGTTTTATGCTTTCATGAACAACGTTTTCACTACCCAAACCACAAAACCGAATCTACCGGATAGCCGGAAAGGCAAAGAGAACGATTATGTGATGTGGCAGGTCGGGTCGTATACCGGTATTGGCCTGGAGCTGGGCTTTGGCGCGGACTGGCTCGATATCAACGTTTCCAAATTACCTCTGGAGGAATTCAGGCAATGGGCTGGTCTCTACAACCGCTGGAATCCCGCGGGAACTGAACCCGAACCGGAGCCGGAACCGATTGAGGAAACCTGGCAGGCAGCCGTTGACCGCAGGCTGAACGCATTGGAACTCAGCGAGTTTGGTGCGGTGCAGGTGTAAAGGGCATGAATATCACCTGGCGGAATGAGAAAAGGAAGATCAGGGACCTTGTCCCCTATTCAGCCAATCCCCGGCAGATCACTCAGCAGCAGGCGTTGGACCTTAAGGCGTCTTTGGAGAGGTTCGGGGTCGTCGCACCGATCATCGTCAACACGAACAACACGATCATCGGCGGCCACCAGCGAACGAAAATCCTTGAAGCGCTGATCAACGCTGATCCGGATTATCTGGTGGATGTCCGAATTCCCGATCGGGAAATGACGGATGAAGAGGTCCGGGAACTGAACATTCGGCTCAATAAGAATGTGGCTGAATGGGATTTTGACGTACTGGCCAACAACTTCAACATGGATGAGTTGTTCAACTGGGGCTTTGACAAGTCCGAGTTAGATATGGATCTGTGGTTCACTGATCCCCAGGAGGACCCGGAAGTCCAAATCTCACAGGCTGCGGAGCTTCGTCAGGCTTTGGGTGTGGAAACCGGTCAGTTGTGGCAGTTGGGGAATCACCGGCTGATCTGTGGTGATTGCACGGACCCGAAGGTCAGTGAACGACTCATGCAGGGTGAAAAAGCAAGGATGATGTTCACTGATCCACCCTGGAATGTTGCCATTGGAAAGGATTCAAACCCCCGTCACCGGCAGCGAGCAGGATTGATCAACGATGATCTACCGGAAGAAGTGTTTTCCGACTTTGTTTCAGATTTTGTGAAAGTCTTCGATGAGAATGTCGCCGGTGATGTTTATTGTGTTCTGGGTGCGGCTGAATGGCCCACCCTGGATTTGCGCATGCGAGAGCAGGGCTTTCACTGGTCTTCAACCATCATCTGGGCGAAGGACCAGTTCGTTCTGGGCAGGAGCAAATACCACCGGCGCTATGAACCGATCTGGTATGGCTGGCATGGGTCGGGTAAATCATCCTTCGTAGGTGGGCGTGATCAGGATGATGTCTGGGAAGTGGTCCGTCCCAAACGTAGTGATGAACATCCGACCATGAAGCCGGTTGAGTTGATTGAAAAGGCTGTCAAGAATTCGAGCCAGGTCGGCGACCTTGTCTTTGAGCCCTTCGCTGGGTCCGGATCAACGATCATCGCCTGTGAGCATCTTGGACGTCATTGTCGGGCGGTGGAGATCTCACCGGAGTATTGCGCGGTAACGATCAACCGTTGGGCTGAGATGACTTCACAGGAGCCGGTCTTGATTGGATAGTTTGTACTTAAGGGTTTGTAAATGGCATCGACCAAACGCAGCCAAATTCAAATAGAAAGAGATCGACAGGAGATTGCCGATCTCTATTTGCAAGGCTGGACACAGGCCAGGATTGCCGATCATATCAATTCAAATCCGGACCGGGAATATGAACTCTCCCAGCAGATGATCTCCTATGACCTGCAACGGCTGCAGGAGGCGTGGCGTGATTCGGCGCTGATTGATATCAACAAGGCCAAGGCGAGGGAGCTGGCGAAGATCGACCGGTTGGAGCGAGAGTACTGGTCCGCCTGGCTTTCAAGCCAAAAGGACGAGAAGACCACCGTTGATGAGAAACACCTGTCCGGGTCCGTCCCCGACAGCCTCGCCCGGCGCCGTAAGGTGCAGGAAACCCTCAAAGAACGGGATGGGAACCATAATTTCCTGCGGGGCGTGCAGTGGTGCATTGAAAAACGCTGTGAAATCCTCGGTTTGGATGTGTCAGTGGATCAAGACGATGTAGGCGGTGAGACCCAGGATGTAAAGATCGAACTCCCCGCTTCCGCTATTGCTCCTTCATTTTATGAGCCCTACCGGGACATCCGGACACATGGCCATACCGAATATATCTTCAAAGGCGGCCGTGGCTCGACCAAGTCCAGTTTTGTCTCCCTGGACATTATCGAACTGCTGGTAAATAATCCCGACTGGCACGCTCTGGCGGCTCGCCAGGTGGCCAACACCCTGCGAGATTCGGTTTATGCTCAGTTGGTCTGGGCGATCAACTACCTCGGGCTGGCGGATAAATTCAAATGCACCACCTCCCCGCTGGAAATTGTCTACAAACCGACCGGACAGACCATTTATTTCCGGGGCGGTGATGATCCACTCAAGATCAAGTCCATCAAACCGAAGTTCGGATATATCAACATCCTGTGGTTTGAAGAGCTGGACCAGTTCCACGGTGAGAAGGCTGTCCGGTCGATTGAACAGTCCGCCATCCGGGGCGGTGATCAGGCGTATAAGTTCAAATCCTTCAACCCGCCGCCCCAGGTGAGTTCCTGGGTGACCAAATGGCTGAAGGTCCCGGACCCGAACCGCTACGTTCACGAGAGCGATTACCGGACGGTTCCCAAAGAGTGGCTGGGTCAGTCGTTCATTGATATGGCTGAACACCTGAAGGAAGTCAACCCGAAGGCGTACCAGCACGAGTATCTGGGCCAGCCGACCGAGTTGGGTGGTTTGGTCTTCCCGAATGTGGTGATCCGGAAGATCACGGATGAGGAAATCTCCCAATTCGATCATCTCCTTCACGGTTTGGACTGGGGCTATTTCCCGGACCCGAACAGCTATGGGAGAATGCATTTTGACGCTGCTCGGATGAAGTTGTACATCTTCGGTGAATACCGGAGCCAGAAGCAGAGCAACCGGCAGATCTATGACGGGATTGTTGCTGCGGGTTATGACCCACGCCAGTTGTTGATCTACGACAGTGCGGAGCCGAAGTCCGGTGCGGATCTGCGGTCCTTTGGCGCTAATGCCAAAGGAGCCGAGAAGGGACCGGAGAGCGTGCGGTACGGGATCAAGTGGCTGCAATCGCTGGTGGAGATCGTAATTGACGACACACGAGCACCTTACCACGCTGAGGAATTCCTCAATTACGAGCTGGAGCAAGATAAAGATGGTAACTATATCTCTGAGTTCCCGGATAAGAACAACCATGCAATTGATGACACTCGTTATGCTACGAACCTGTATTGGAGAAGGGCAGGATCATAATGTTTCAACGGTTTTTCGCCTGGATCAAGGAGGCTTGGAGGAAAATGCTCAATCGAACCGATATCAAGAAGATTTCCGGGGCGGAACCCTCGCTCAGCACGGAGATGATCAACGCCCTGCAGCTGTGGACAGCGATGTATGAGAACAAATCGCCCTGGCTCTCTGCGGATGTGAAGTCCCTCAACCTTGCGGCAGCAGTCTCGGCTGAGATTGCCCGACTGGTCACAATCGAAATGCGCCTGGAAGTGGACGGCAGCTCTCGGGCGGCCTTCCTTGAGGAGCAGCTCTCGGGCGTGATGACCCGCATCCGGGAGCATGTGGAGGCTGGGAGTGCCAGCGGGGGGATGATGCTGAAACCCTATGTTGACGGAAACACGATCCAGATTGATGTCATCCCATCCGGCAATTTCTACCCCGTGCGTTATGACAGCAGCGGTCGGATCACGGCAGTGGTCTTTGCCGATCAGAAGGTGGTCGGGGAATGGGTGTACACGCGCATTGAATATCATGATTTCGGGGATGTCTACATCATCCGCAACAAAGCCTTTCGGTCCCGAGCCAAGAACAGCCTGGGGACCGAAGTGGCCCTCAGTTTTGTGGAAGAGTGGGCGGAAATCCTGCCCGAAGCCACGCTGACCGGCGTGACAGTGCCCCTCTATGGGTATTTCCGGTTCCCCGCTGCCAACAACATTGACGCAACTTCGCCATTGGGCGTGTCCTGCTTTGCCCGCGCTGTGGATCAGATCCGTGAGGCGGATGAGCAGTGGTCGAGGTTTGTCTGGGAGTTCAAGAGCGGGGAACGAGCCTTGTATGTGGACGTCTCGGCCTTTGACCGGGATAAGGATGGGAAGCCGATCCTGCCCAGCCGCCGATTATTCCGGACCCTGCACGGGATGGACACCCCGACCGTGGGTGAGGAAGGATTCTTTGAGGAATGGTCTCCCACCCTGCGGGAGGAGTCCCTGCTCAACGGGCTGGATGCGATCCTCAAACGGGTGGAATTCAATTGCGGCCTGGCTTATGGAACTTTAAGTGATCCGAAGTCAGTTGAGAAAACAGCCACGGAAATCAAGACCAGCCGCCAACGTTCCTACGTCACCGTGACGGATACCCAGAAGGCGCTTGAGAGGGCTTTACGAGAGCTGACCGCCGCTATGGACATGCTCGCTACCCTGTATAAATTGGCCCCTCCAGGGACCTATGAGCTAACGGCCACATTTGATGACAGCGTGGTGACCGACAAGGAAGCCCAGAGTGCGCAGGACCGGCAGACCGTTTCGATGGGTGCCATGCCGAAGTATCAATTCCTGATGCGTAACTATGGGCTATCTGAGGAAGCCGCTCGGGAGTGGATCTCCGAGGTCCAGAGCGAGACCAAGGATCAAGAACTCTTCGGTGATCAAGGCGTGTAATGCTTTCCGCGGATTACCTCGACATCGCCCCCGAGGCGATCATTGCCCTGTTTCAGGAATATGAACAGACCATCATCAATGACATTGCCAGGCGGCTGGCTGGCATGGATTTTGCCTCACCAACTGCCGCCTGGCAATTGCAGCGATTAACTGAGACCGGGCTGGTCTATGAAAAAGCCCTGGCGGAGCTTTCAAAGCTTACCGGGCGGACCGAAGCAGAGTTGAACAAGCTCTTTCGAGATGCGGGCGTGCGAGCGCTTGCCTTTGATGATGCCATATATAAAGCGGTACGTCTCAATCCCCTACCTCTCAATCTCAGCCCGGTGATGACCCAGGTGCTGGTGGCCGGATTGCAGCGCACCCAGGGGACAATGCGGAATCTGACCCTGACCAGTGCCATCGATGCGCAAAATCTATTCACCGACGCGGCTGACCTGGCCTATATGCAGGTCTCCAGTGGAGCTTTTGACTATAATTCAGCGATCCGTCAGGCAGTGGAGAGTGTGGCGGATCAGGGTGCGAGCGTGATCCATTATGCCAGCGGCAGGCGAGAGCATCTGGATGTGGCCATGCGCCGGGCAGTTTTGACCGGGGTCAACCAGACATCCGGGCAGTTGCAGATTGCGCGGACCGATGAAATGGATTGCGACCTGATCCAGACTTCGGCCCATATCGGCGCCAGGAACACCGGCACGGGACCGGCCAATCACGAGGGATGGCAGGGGCGAATCTTCTCCCGGTCCGGGCGGCACTCGAAATACCCCGATTTTGTAGCTGAGACGGGCTTTGGAACGGGCGAGGGGCTTTGCGGGTGGAACTGCAGGCATTCATTTTATCCCTTCTACGAGGGGATCAGTGAAAATGCCTATACCCAGGCTGAGGTCAATGAGTACGCCCGTAAAACTGTGTCGTACAACGGGAAGGATATTTCGGTCTATGAAGCCACCCAAAAACAACGGGCCATCGAGCGGGAGATCCGAAAAGCCAAGCGTCAAGCGGGTGGCCTGGAAGCGGCAGGGTTGGATAACTCGGAAGCACGAGGTCGGATAGGTAAATTACAAGAGAAGATGCGGGACTTCATCCGGCAGACAGGATTACGTCGGGAGTACGTGCGGGAGCAAATTGTCAACTAAATTTCGGACATAAACATCATTGGATCGTATACTAAAGCTGAAATCAATCATAAAACCAGGAGATCCTATGACCACAGATGATGATGAACTTAATGCCCTGATAGAGGAATTCCTCGATTATTGCGATCTTCAGGAAAGTGCCAGCCTGAGCTTTAACACCAGCATCGCCCACCTCGAACGTGAATTGCGGCGGCAGGTGGTTGAAGAATTTATCCGATACGCCAACGTGCATTTTGAGCCTGATGATGAGTGAAAAACTTCTTTGTGGCATAAGAACAAATATGCTATAATGAATCCGTAAGAGCGAGGGACTCTTGTCCCTTCGCACAGCGCTGATGGGGCTTGATGCCCCTCAGCTTGAGCGCCACCCAAAAAGGCGCAAATTGAACCGTAGGACTGGTCAACCAGCCACGCTTTACTCGAATTCGAGAGAGCGTGGCTTTTTTTATTTCCATTTGCGTTATCCGGCAAACGTAAAAGCGCTGGGCACTGCGAGACGGGACCTCGTAAAAACCGTAGGTGTGGACAAGGAGAAAAGGACAGATGAAACGTGAGGATTTGAAAGCCCTTGAGTTATCCGATGAAGCGATTGACCAGATCATGAAACTTCATGGCAAGGACGTGGAAGATCACAAGGCGAGTTTAGCTCAAGCCCAGCAGACCATTGGAGACCTTCAAGACCAGGTCAAGGTAGCGGGCGAAACCATCGAAGGCTTTAAGAAGCTGGATGTGGAAAGCATCAAGGCCGCCGCCGATGAATGGAAGTTGAAGGCTGAACAAGCCGAGACCGAAGCGAAGGAAAAGATCGCCAAGCTCAAATTTGACCATGCATTGGAAAGCGAGCTGACCGGTGCCAAGGCTAAGAACGCCAAGGCTGTTCACGCCCTGCTGGACATGGAAGCCGTCAAGCTGAACGAGGCAGACGGTTCTATCATCGGCCTCAAGGATCAACTGGAGAAGATCAAGGCTGACAATGACTATCTGTTCGAATCCGACACGCCGACCCCAACTATTGTGAGCGGCGCTTCTAAGACCCCAATCGCTGAGGATAAAGTCGTCTCGGCTGCACGCCAGGCGGCTGGCCTCAATACGGACCCAGGAAAGGATAAGTAAGTCAGATGGCAAATGCAATTGAATTAGCACAGAAATTTCAACCCATCCTTGATGAAATCTATAAGATGGCCTCCTTGACGGCCAGGATGGATAGCCCCTCGAAGCCTGTGAATTTCGCGGGCGCCAATGTCGTGAAAATCTACAAGGTTTCCACCGTTGGGATGGGGAACTACAGCCGGGCAGATGGTTACGCCAAAGGCGACGTGACCGGCTCTTGGGAAGTTCACACCCTGGCAATTGATCGTGGCCGTGAAATGTCCATCGACCGGATGGATGACGAGGAAACCCTCGGCATGGCCTTCGGTACTTTGGCGGGTGAGTTCATGCGGACCGATGTGATCCCTGAAACGGATGCCTACCGGTTCTCCGCCTATGCTTCCAAAGCAGGCATCTTCGAGGTGGGTACTCCTGCCACGTTGACTGTGGACACCGTGCTGCCTGCGATCGACCTTGCCACGAAGCAGATGAACGGCGCAGAGGTCCCGAGGGAAGGACGTCTGCTGTACGTCTCCGAAGAGGTGCAGGACCTCATGAACAGAGCGGTTACCCGGATGTACGGCAACGAATCGGGCGTGAGCAATGAGGTCACGACCTATAACCGGATGCCGGTCATCATGGTCCCGCAAAGCCGGTTCTATAAGGGGATCACCCTTGATCCTGGCACCGAGACTAACGCCGGCGGGTACAGCAAGACCGCAGCCACCGGCCGGGACATCAACTTCCTGCAGGTGCATCCCAGTGCGCTTATTCAGGTCAACAAGTTCGCTTTGATGAAGATCTTCGACCCTGACACCAACCAGGATAAGGATGCCTGGAAGATCCAATACCGGCAGTATTACGATGCCTTCGTTCAGGACAACAAGGTCAAGGGCATCTACAGCCACATCAAGGCCAGTTAGGACGGATGATCATGATTCGACTTGAGAAACCCGGTGTTGTGGTGACCGTCAGCGAGCAGGATGCTGACACCTACAAGCGGGCTGGTTTCGTTGAAGTCAAGGATGCCAAGGAAACAGAGGGAGCGCCGGAGGGAACAAAGGCGCTTCCGGATATGACCCTGGCGGAGTTGAGGGAAGAAGCCAAGGCACGCGGCCTGAGCGGTTATTCCGCTCTGGCAAAGGATGACCTGCTTGCCCTTTTAACGGGTGAGCAGAAGCAAGAAGAGGAAGGTGAATAATGGCTCTCGATCTTGAATATATCGGCGGGTCCTCCTGGCTTGAGAAGGTCCGGAAGAACTTTGAAAACATCAAGTCCGCCATCCTATCCCTGCAGGGTGAGGATGCAGAGCTAGCCAAAGGCTCTTATACCGTCATGGAGGGTGAAGAAACCGCAGGAACGCTGACCATTAATACCGGTCTGGCTGCTCCCGTGGGTTTTGTGGTTCAAATCCTCCGAGCCGGTGCGGTTGCAACCAGCGATGCGGCGGTATCGCTGTCGGATTCCGACCTGGTGATCGCTGATGGATCAACCTATTCGGTTACTGAAGGTGACGTCGTCAACTGGATCGCATTTAGTTAAGTTCAATTAAGGCCTTGGTTATGGCTGTTTATGCTGATTTTGATTTTTTTACCGGTACATATCTCGGCACTGCCATAACCGAGGCCGATTTTCCACGCCTGGCACTGAGAGCCAGCATAATCATTGACCGGCTGACCTTCCAACGGACTGCTGCAGTGATCGAGGCCGCTGCTGATTTGGACCTGATCAATGCCGTTCAAATGGCAACTTGTGCCGTGGCTGAGGAAATTCAAAAGAATGAAAACCGAGAAGCCGGAGAAACCGGGGTGATCGCCAGTGAAAAGCAGGGCCAGTATGCTGTGACCTATGTCGAGGCGGATGACGCCCGGCAGACGGCCGATGCCCGAATTCGCAAGGCAGCCCGGCTCTACCTTGCCCACACCCCCCTGATGTTTGCAGGTTTCAATGAAGACGAACGCTCAAGCTACGATCTATAACAAGGCCATTGATCCAGCCACCCGATCCGAGGTTTATTTTCGGACCGTGCTATCTGAGGTCTATTGGGAGAACCGCCGGGCCGTAAACAAACTCAGCAGCGGCGGCGATCTGGCTGCTGACAAGGTCCTGGTCCTTATCCCCATGACGCTTGGTGAAAATCACCTAGCCCCGCTCGCCTGGCAGGCTCTGGAGGATAAATCCAGTAGCTGGACCCTGCAAACCGGGGACCTCATCGTCAGAGGAGCGATCCTCGACGAGATCACTGGCGAGTTCACGGTGAGTGACCTCAAACGGCAGTATGACGATGTGCTGGCGATCCAATCCGTGGACCGGATGGATACCGGAAGTGCGCGGGTCCGGCATTGGCAGGTGGGTGCTGCATGAGCGGTCCAGTCATTGAAACCCCGAGAGGAAAAGTTTTTCATACCAAGAGCGGCACGAAGGCGAAGCTGGAATGGAACAGCGACTTTCAACCCAAACACCAGATGCGCTATTCAAGGGCGCAACGATTTGTTGACAGCGAGGTCCTGCGGCGATCCGAGCCCTTTATCCCTCTATTGACCGGCATGCTGATCAAATCGGGGATACTCGCCACCGATATTGGCAGTGGGAGGGTCTCATGGATCGCCCCCTATTCCCGGAAGAACTATTACTCAGCCAGAAAGCCCGGATCTCAAACGGGACCCCTTCGAGGCCCGCACTGGTTTGAACGCATGAAACAGGTTGAAGGGCGAGACATTATGGCTGGTGCACGGCGGATTGCAGGAGGTAGAGGATGAGCCTGATCGAGAATGTAAAGACCTATCTGGCTGGATATACGGGCTTGGAAAAAGGTGCACCATTGTGGGTGGATTACATTGGCAGCGAGCCGACCGGTTATGCCATCATCCCGTTGCCGGGAACCAAGATCATTGAAAAGTATCTGGACGGAAGCAGCCTGCGGGAATTCCCCTTTGCCTTCCAGAGCATGGAACTCACCGCCGATGAGGCTGAGAGGCTGGAGAACAACGGCTTCTTTGAGGCGCTTTCGGATTGGTTCGAAGACCAAAGTGCCAAAGGTGACCTCCCTGCCCTGGGTGAAGGCAAAAATCCAAGGCGGATTGAAGCCCTTGGTTGGGCTTTCGTATACGAAACCAGCGAGTCTGAGACCGCTGTTTACCGCATTCAATGCAAATTAATTTATGAGCAAGACCCTATTTCCTGAAAGGAGTAAGCAATGCCCGAATCTGTTTTACGTGAAAAGATCGCTCATTTTCTGAACACGACCCCCGCGGCCGCAGCGACTTATAACATCATTGGCCCCGGTGTGACATCCCTTGATGTCAACATGAACCCCAAGACCATTGAAGAGCAGTACATCCATGAGTCCGTGGGGAGCACCGAGGTGGTTGGCTATCAGCCCAACGCCCCGGTGGAAGCCAGCGCCAAGTTCGGTGATCCCGTTTATGACTTCGTGGATGGTTTGCGGACCAGCCAGGCAGTCGGTGAGGATGCCAAAACGGACCTCGTTGAGGTGTTCCTCTACAAAGCCGAGGTAACCGGTGAATGGCCCGCCCTGCAGTGGAACGTAGCCATCCAGATCGACAACGGTCCCGGCGGCGAGGCTGGTGGCATGGCCAAGCTGAAATACACCATCAACTTCAACGGCTCCCCCACCCCCGGCATGTTCAACCCCTCCACCAAGACCTTCACCCCGGACGAGTAATCAGCGGATGAATTAGGAGTGTTATGGAAAGCTTGAGAATAGACGGTGCGGTCCAATTGGCAATCAATGACGATCCGGAACGGGTGATTTCATTCGTTCCGGAAGATGTCTTGTTTGCAGAACGGTTTTACAGCCTGCTGGATGCCCTGCGTGAAAAGGAAGAGGAATACAGGGACCGGGTGACTGTGCTAAGTGAGAACAAGGCGGTGGATGCCTATGGAATTCCTGAGAACGCTTCCGCCGGGATCGCCCTGCTGCATGAGGTCTGTGATTTCATGCGGGATGAGATTGACGGTGTATTTGGCGCAGGAACCAGCGAGAAGGTCTTTGGCGAGGTCCATTCACTGGATATGATCGAGCAGTTCTTCAAGGGGGTCACCCACTACATTCAGAAAGCCCGGCAGAAGCGGACCCGCAAGTATACCGACCCGGTGATCGAAAAACGCCGCCAGATCGAAGAGAGCAAAAAATAAACACAAATATCCTGATCGACCATCTGCCGACTTCCGTTTGGATCAATGGCCGGGAGGTCCCAATGGACACGGATTTTAGGACCTGTCTGCGGATCATTCTGGCCTTTGAAGATCCGGAGCTTGCGGATGTCGAGAAGCGGATGGTACTGATTGAAAACCTTTATCCCGAGCCGCCAGACGATCTGGAAAGAGCGGTGGAACTCGGGATCTGGTTCCTGGATGGCGGCGAGGAAGAGCAGAACAAGGAAGATCAAGAGCAAGAACAGGAAGAAGGAAAGCTCTACAGTTTCAGTAAGGACGCCCCGTTCATCTTTTCAGCTTTCCGGCAGACCCACGGCATCGACCTGGAGACCGTAGAAGACCTCCATTGGTGGAAGTTCCTCTACTTGTTCATGGACCTTGGTGAAGAGACCTTCTTTGTCCGCCTGATCAGCCTGCGGAGTCGGCTGGTGGATGGGACTGCCTCCAAGGAAGAACGAAAAGCTGCTAGGAAGATGGAAAAACTGCTCGAAGTTCCCCAGATCAAAAAGATGAACCTGGCGGAAATGGAATCAGCCAATCGGTTCATGGAACTGCTGGAGAAAGGTGTCAATGGAGAACAAGATTGACCAAGACCTTTTAGATGAGCTGATGAACACACCGGAAATTCGGGAGACAAGCACCAAGTTGACGCCGGAAGAGTTGGCCTGGCTCAAGCGGTTGCTGATATCGACAGGAATTTATGAGCAGTACGTGAAGGAGCGCAATGGCTGTAGGCTATGATGGCAGCATCAACATTGACACCCGCATTGATAGCCGCGGGTTCAACACAGGGATCAAATCGCTGATTCGAACCCTGCGTAACTTCGCGGGTGTGGTCGGAGTAGCCTTTGGACTTGGTGCCCTTGTGAAGTTCGGCGCTACGGCCGTCTCTGAGGCATCCGATCTCGCCTCAGCGCTGACCGGTCTCCAATCCGTTGTGAGCGGCCAAGGGAAGAGTTTCTCGGATGCTCAAGCCTTCATTGATGACTATATTTCAGACGGTCTGGTCCCGGCGACCAACGCCATCACCGCCTATAAGAATCTGGCACTGCGGGGCTACGACACCTCGCAAATTCAGGAGACGATGACAATTCTGAAGGACACGGCCGCTTTTGGTCGTCAATCCAGCCTTTCTATGGGGCAAGCGGTCCAGTCCGCAACCGAAGGTTTGAAGAACGAGAACTCCATCCTGGTGGATAACGCCGGTGTGACCAAGAATGTGGCCAAGATGTGGCAGGATTACGCCAATGCCCACGGTCTGTCCGTTGCCAGCCTGTCCCAGGAACAAAAGATTGAAGCGGAGCTGATTGGGCTGCGGCAGGAGAGCATTTATCAGACCGGTGATGCCGCCAAAATGGCGGACACCTATGCCGGGAAGGTGGCCGGATTGAGCAACGCTTTCTACAAGCTCAAGGTGGGGATCGGCAATATCTTCATCCCAATCCTGCAGAAGATCATCCCGGTGATCACCACGATTGTGAACTGGTTGACCGCTTTGGCCAACCGGGCGGCCCAGGTGATCCAAATCCTTTTGGGTGTGAGCGTGAGCGCAGCCGATATGAACGCCTACGCAGATGGGGCCAATGCCGCTGCGGAAGCTCAGGACAACTTGGCAGGTTCCACGGAGAAGTCCGGCAAGGCCGCCAAAGGAGCCCTGGCGCCATTTGATGAGTTGAACGTCCTGCAACAGGATACTGGCAGCGACACCGGAGCGAGTGTCGGAGTTGGTGGATTGGGATTGGATAATCTCGAAGAAGAAACTGGCTTTCTTGATGAGGTTGACGAGAAGATCAAGGCAATCGCCGAGGGAATCCGGGCATTCTTCGAGCCGCTGGGTGAACCTTTGGGCAGGATTGGTGAGGCATTTGGCCGTATTTGGGATCAAGTTGTCCTTGCTGCAGGTGCCATTTGGGAAGATCTAAAACCTGCCTATGAAGCATTCCGTGACAATGTGCTTATTCCGTTCCTCGACCTTGTCGCTACGATTACAGAGAAATTCGCGACCTGGGCAGAGGAAAATCCTGAGAAGCTGCAGGGCTTGATCGTTGCGGTTGGGCTGCTAGGTGTAGCACTGCTGT